GGTCTTGGAATTTATTACAGATCAAGAACCTGATGTTGCAGAATTCACGCAGTCATGGTTAAATCAGATAGAAGAGGGATTAATCGAAATCGTAAACAGATAACAAATGAATTGTGATTACACTGTAAGAGATAGTAATAACGATCTCACAGTATTATACTATAAGGGTTGCGGTCAAGGATTTAAGTTTTTCGGGGATGACCCAGAAGAATACAAGCATCATATCAAGCAAGAACACGTTGAGATGGTGCAAGGTATGTTTGAACGGGAGATGAAGGAGTTACCCGTAGACTTCTTGCCCAAATTTTATATGCATAGTCGATGCCTAGTGTTTCCCGATGGTGTATGGATGAGTGAAACAGCAGGTGTTCCACAATATCTCAGGTATAGGTCAGGCACCAACCTGAGTTTTCGTGTATCTGGTGTCACTCGGTTCACATCATTGACCGAAGATAGTAGTGCTATCTGTATTGGTGCCGATCCTGGTGCGGATACTATTCCATTGCTACGTAGATTGGTACACAAATGCTCTGGTAGTACACACTTCATGCCACTCAGTACATCGTCTATCCTCGTACCAACAGAGAATTGTACTTACGGAGACCTCAAGATAAACCTAGGACACCCAGTACTTGCCAAACATGAGTTTGATGAGTTAGTATTTGAGAAACCAGGTTACCTTATTGAGTTTATGAATGAACCTATGAGTTTGGAAGAAGAGCTTATAAACTATTGTCATCAATGGGTATCACAAGACATTGAGGTATTTGAGCGATGATGTTTATAGAAGATGGACTGTATCCGCAATGGCAGAAGCATTTAGATCATCCACCACTGGAATATAAGCATCTTGAACGTGATAAGTTTGAAGAGTTACTCGATCTAATGATAGAAGCACACCCCGAACACGAACTAACGGAGTGGTTGAAGCGTGGTTACGCTATGAATGAGGGAGATAGTACCATAACATTCGCTAGTCTGCAAGGACATAGAGTATTACAGTGGACTATGAACCACTTTGATGAGGAGGATGCGGAGAGTTATGAAATGATGTTCGGTGAAGAGGAGGAAATGAACTGGGATGACGATTGGGACGATTAATAAAGTTGCACAATAGCTTGCATATCCGCACAAAATAGACTATAATAAGTACATACACAAACAGGAGACACATGACAGTAGCAACCGCACCTGCAACACTCGAAGAAAGAGTACAAGGTTGGGCTAACGATCTATGTTCAGCACTAGACTTAAACTATAAGAAGCAAACAATCAGACATCATGAGAGAGAACTAGCAGATGAGAGATCATATGCGGAGTATCATGAAGAGCAACTAGACAAGATTGCGTTTGGTACTGCTAACCTAAACAGATTTGTAGCATACACAGGTCGTAAGTACATCAAGATCGTTATGCAAGAGTTTGGCAGACACGAGACAGAGTACAAGGACAGCACTGTACATGCATTTATAGATAAGAAGACAGGTGAGGTGTATATGCCTGCAGGTTATAATGCACCAACAAGAACAGGTAAGTATCCAGTAAGATGGGACTTAAGAATTATCAAGGATAGAGAGTATATCCTCAATCCAGTAAACTGCACATGGTCAGGTGGTTATCTTTACGACAGATCAACTTTACCTACCAAGTACGTTTAAGACCCCACAAGGGGTCTCAGACCCCTTTCAATAGAGAATTATGCCAGTATATAGAGACTACGAGATTAGACTTAACCTCAATGAATTAATAGAACACAGGATACCAACCTGTGATTTGTTGCATCCAGACCACTGCTTATCTGAAGCACAGGTGGCACAGATAGCACATGATATTAACATGGATTTAGATCTACATCCAATCTATCATCAGATAGATGATCACATCATGCGGTATGTCAAGGCAGCAGGAATTGATAACACAGAACATTGGGTAGAACCTAGACTAGAAGACCTATGATGAAACTCGTTGAGTACATAGTTATAGTAGGAATGGTCATATTCTTAGGATTTGTATTTCTATATGAGTTGATAGATCTGTTTTTGGTCAGACCTATCTATCAAAGGTTCTTTAAAAAGAAAAAAAGGAGGAGAAGGCGATGAATGACATCACCATATTCATATTTGGTATTAGTTTTGCAGCAGTTGTTGGTGCAACGTTCGCATTTATGTGGAGGATGACAGGTGCTGTATTAGAAGACGTGAATAAACCACGGAAACCACAGAGAACAGTGCATCCAGAGATGAAAGATGTGCAGAGAGGTGATGAACTCCTCGTATTCCGTGCGGAGGACAAGGACGAGTGAGGAAAATCTGGAAGATATGGAAGTATGCACTCGGATCTTTCCAAGATGAGACAACAAAAGAGTATGATGACATCATTTGTTGCATAAGATCTCTAGTTATGCTACAATTGGTTATCACCAACTGTTTCATTATAGGTGGCAACATTCGTCATTGGAATGACCACTACACTAGACCACATTATGAACATATTCGTAACTGACGCTGATCCGCATAAGTCTGCACAGGTGTTACCTGACAAGCATATTGTCAAGATGCCACTAGAGACATGTCAAATGTTATCTATTGTTGCATCCGAGAAGTGGGGTCATGGTTTCGGCACACTACCTAAGTTAGATGGTACTCCGTACAAAACTGACAAAGGTGCGTTTCGTAATCATCCATGCACCATCTGGGCACAGACTAACTTCTATTGGTTAATAGAACATGGTCTTGCATTGTGTGCAGAGTATACACACAGGTACAACAAGGTTCATAGTTGTCAGCATACTATTGAGTGTGCGGATATTATGTTTCCATCATGCCCACCACCCACATCCTTTACACGTGCTATGCCCGATGAGTTTAAATATGACACAAGCATTGACACTTTTACTGCTTACAAGAATTACATTGGCAGCAAACCTTGGGTTGCATCTAATTATTTACGTGACCCATCCCGCAAACCAGATTGGTTATGACGTTTACTGAAACAGAACTAGAGTGTATAAGAGTGTGTCTAGCAAACGCACCATCACCATATGATATTCGGTTGAAGAAACTTCCGAAAACAATCTTAGATAAGATTGGTGAACCAACACCACTCAAGGGTGAACCATTACCACTCATTGAGTGTGATTTAACAAAATACGATAGATGAAACTAACACAGGAAATTATTGACCAGATACAGGAAGCAATGCTTCATACCAAGAAAGATGGTAGTATCAACTGGAAAGATGGAGATGAATTGGAAGTGCAGTTAGCAGGTACGTTTGCTGCTGATAGATTTATTGTCATCAAGAACAAGAGAATGTCTCCTGTTGTGAGTGCAGCACCTCATCCTTACTTTGATTATGAGAAGAATGTCTTTACCGAAGATGGTAGAGATAAGTGGATGAAGGATTGGATGAAGGCAAACCCAGATGATGAATAAGATATTATTTGGTGACTGTCGTGAAACACTGAAGACTATTGATACCAAGGCACGCATGTGTGTCACATCGCCACCATACTACGGACTACGTAACTATGGTGATGAGGACAGGCAGATAGGTATGGAACAATCACCAGAAGAATACATTGCTGAAATGGTTAAGGTATTCCGATCGGTACGTGATGTATTAACTGATGATGGCACACTATGGTTAAACATAGGAGACACATACTATAACTACAGGTCAGATGGTAACTATCCTAAACAGACAGTATCTAGAACCAAGCAAGACCTACCTAACTTCTCACCTGTTCGTGGTAACAAACTAGAAGGACTGAAGAGTAAGGACTTGATAGGTATACCATGGATGTTAGCATTTGCACTGAGAGCAGACGGATGGTGGTTAAGACAGGATATCATCTGGAATAAACCTAACCCTATGCCTGAGAGTGTCAAGGATAGATGTACTAAATCACATGAGTACATATTTCTATTGAGTAAGAGTAAACAGTATTATTATGACAATGAAGCAATCAAAGAACCAGTTAAGCAAGACTGGGGCACAAGGGACAGGACTAACGGTAAGTACCATAATCCTGGTACTGGCCTGGCTCCTCATAGTGGGTTATCCAAGTCTTATGACAGGAAGAATAAACGATCTGTTTGGACTGTGACTAATAAACCATACAAGGGAGCACACTTCGCTGTCTTTCCACCTGACCTGATTGAACCATGCATACTAGCAGGCAGTGAGGAGAATGATATAGTCCTTGATCCATTCATGGGTAGTGGCACCACAGCAATGGTTGCCAAGAAACACAATCGTAACTACATTGGATGCGAGTTACATGAGGACTATGCCAGTTTACAGACTGACCGCATTGACAGCATCCCATCCCAATTACCTGCTATACTATGGAAGTAATCATCACAGAGCAACCAGAAATGGACAAAGTAACAACCATGGTTGAACTCGATACTCAACAGATCAAGTATCTTATTGATCTCATGTGGTCTACTGATCCTACAATTTCAAATAATGTAGCATTGAGACACAGCGTTGATGACGTTCAACTAGAGAGTAGATTGAACCTAGCACTAGGTAGTGCACTAGGAGAGGTATGAACGCAAAAAATATGTCAAGCACAGAAAAGCTTATCTTTATCTTCTCATTCATTAATTTTCTTCATTGGTCATGTCTTGTTATGTCACGTTTGGTGGGTATCGCAATCGGAAGCGTATCGCTCGCGATGCAGTCGAGTGGTTCCTACA